GACAGTCTGTCCAATTTCATAGACATTACTACCTACCCAGTTAGCTCCTTTACCCTCAGCAACAGCTAAGGGTTCAGAAGGAGGAGCCGGTGGCACGTAGTCTTTCCCACCAGCGACAAGTTTTGTATAACGTGAAACGTAATCAGTCTCCTGATAGGTACGGTTGTATTTAGTACCAGCACCAGGGTTCCTGATTATCTTTGTGTATCTAGTGGGTGACGACGTACCCGCCACCAGCTTCTCATGTGTCATTTATCCAATAAGAGGTGCTTTATGTGTAGCCAAATCGAGTGGGAAGTTGTGAGCATTACGTTCATGCATGACTTCCATACCAAGACCGGCACGGTTCAGAATGTCTGCCCACGTATTAACCACGTGGCCATCTCGGGTGACGATTGATTGATTGAAGTTGAATCCGTTGAGGTTGAACGCCATGGTGGAGACGCCGAGAGCGGCAAACCAGATACCGATGACTGGCCAGGCGGCAAGAAAGAAGTGAAGACTACGGCTGTTATTGAACGAAGCATATTGAAAGATAAGACGGCCGAAGTAACCGTGAGCGGCTACGATGTTGTAAGTTTCTTCCTCTTGGCCAAACTTATAACCTTGGTTTAGACTGACTTGTTCAGTAGTTTCACGGATCAAACTAGAAGTCACTAGGGATCCATGCATTGCTGAGAACAGGGCACCACCAAAGACACCCGCTACTCCCAGCATATGGAAAGGATGCATGAGAATATTGTGCTCCGCTTGGAACACGAACATATAATTGAAGGTCCCTGAAATACCAAGGGGCATACCATCCGAGAACGAACCCTGCCCAAACGGATAGACCAAGAACACCGCAGTAGCTGCTGCCACTGGTGCGCTGTAAGCGACGAAGATCCATGGACGCATTCCTAAACGATAAGAGAGTTCCCATTCACGACCCATGTAACTGAAGACGCCAATGAGAAAGTGGAAGACCACAAGTTGATATGGTCCGCCGTTGTAAAGCCACTCATCTAGTGAGGCAGCTTCCCAAATTGGATAGAGGTGTAGACCAATGGCATTGCTACTAGGCACCACAGCACCACTAATAATGTTGTTACCCCAAAGCAGAGATCCTGCTACTGGTTCACGAATACCATCGATATCAACAGGAGGCGCGGCGATAAACGCGACGATGAAACAAGTGGTTGCAGCAAGCAACGTAGGAATCATCAAGACACCAAACCAACCAACGTACAAACGGTTATTGGTAGAGGTGACCCATGAACAGAAGTCATCCCATGAGGAACGCTTCCCTTGTAAAGAGATTGAAGTTGTAGACATTTAAATAAGACATAAGTTTTCTTGAGACAAGTAAGTAAGATCCGTTTAAAGCCAGGACAGGCAATGACTGGAGAGGGAGTCGAACCCTCTCTACACCTTCAGTCTATTTAATTTGTGTAACCTTTACTCGGTCTACACCACGATGGATGAGACCGATTCTTTGTGCTGTACCTAGGCTAAGGTCCAGGTCACGTCCACCAACAAAGGGACCACGATCAGTGATCGTTACCACCTCACAAGTTCGATAACAAACGCGAAGTTTAGTCCCGAATGGAAGTGATTTGTGAGCAGCTGTAGACGCCTGTTGATTAAAGACACTTCCAGAAGCTGTGAGGTTCCCGTGGAAGCCAGGACCGTAGTAGCTAGCAAGCATGAGCAAAGGAGCTGCGACACCGATCACCACACACCAGGGATTACTTGGCCGGTGACGGCGTATGCTCCCAGGGCAGCGATGATGCCCATCATTGCGAAGCGTCCGTTGAGCTTCTCTGCTTTTTCGTTGTGAGTTTCAGTTACATCCATGGTATACATTTGTGGTTCGATTGCGTAAATGTTTTGACGGTTACCGTCTTCAGTAATAGTGGTCATTAGAAATTAATATTTGATCGATCGAGTTTCTCAAAGACATCTTGTCGATAAGCAGGATCTTTGTCGTAGCGTGGATCACCCATGGCTTCTACGACTTCTGCCTGACTACGGAATACATCACCGGTTGTAGCTGCTGCTTTACCAGAAAGCATCCGACCTTCGTATCCATTAGTGTTGTCATACTGTGCCTTCAGTCCTGCTACAGCAAGCTTGATTGCACGTGAGTTACCTGTAGATACCAAGGCATCAAAGGCTGATACATCCTCTTGTGGGAGGTTGTCATTTGCCCATGTCATCAGGTTGCTATAACCATCAGCTCCACCTGCCACTTGTTGTACGTCAGCTACATCAGCTTCAGTCAGATCAACTACAGGTGCAGGTTGTTGGCCAGTAGCCTTCTGCATCTCTACATAAGTATTGACTAGCTCTTCACTAGACATCTCTTTGAACTTCTCTACTGTTTCAGGTGTCAGTTCACCTTTCTCATACCACTCTGCACTTGCTTCTCCGATGAGAGTTTCGGTGGCAGTTGGTTCTCGTTCTTCCGGTTCATCGGAAACTTCACTCGCTTCCTCTTCCTCGGATTCATTGGCTCCCAGTTTTTTCTGGAGCTCGATGTATGCTTTCTCAAGTTGTTCTGCATCTTGGAACTTGCCAGCTAGCATCTGAGATTGTTCTTCTGCTAGCTTCTCTCCTACCTGCAGAGAGTCCTGCTCTTCCTCACTGAGGACTTCAGGATTCTCTGGGGATGGATCATAGGTAAGGACGTTGGCCATTGTCTTCTACTGTTAGGTTTCCTAAACCCACACGAGTTACCTTGTCACCATCAGGTCCAGTGATCCTGGGTGCTGAGGTGCCACGTACTTTCATGCGAGCTGCGTATTTATTTTCAGGTTCAACCTGCTGTGGGTTGTCCTGTACTGTCTCCGGTTTCTTGACCGGCGGCTTCCGCACCTTCTTGGGGCGGACCATCTTGGTTTCTTCCATTCAATTCAGGGTTCTTAGATGGATCCATCATTGGCGCACTAGCTAGTTGACCAGCTTGCTTAGTGAGTTCCATCTGTTGAGCTTGCTGCTGTTGCTGTTGCATATCCTGTTGCAGAGTCTCGGGAGACTTGATCAGGTTCAGGTAATCAATACCTTGTGCAGCTGCTAGACGTTTAATATATTCAGTTGGATCAATAAACTTCTGGATTGATTCAGGTCCCATCGTTTGAGAGATGGTAGTGATGAATCGAATCAGTGTCTCTTGATCTTGTCCACGACCCAAGCTATTGATACCGGCTACGATTGTAGGTCGGACAAACTTCTTAGGGATAGTGGGTAGTTGCTTACTACGTTGGAGTACCAGCATGGTTCTCTCCAAGTAAGGCTTAAGGAACTCAACTGTCAGCAGACTAAAGAGTCCACCGAGGTTCTGTTCAAGTTCCATCTGAGTGAGGCGTACCTCCTCAGCAGTTGTACGTTCTGACTGCCTGATGTTAAGTACCAGGAAGCCTTCACCAATCCTACGTTCCAGTGTAGATGCCATCTCAGATGCTGTACGGAAGTCAGCTGTCTTGCCAACCTGCACTGCCTGTACATCTTCAGGTCTACCTTGTACAATTGCACCGTTACCAGCATTGCTGATGGTCTGTGGTTTAGTTGTACTTGATGGTGAGACAAGGAAGATAACTTTAGCAGCTACTGCAGAGCCTTCTACGAGGGACTGAGAGAGTGATTCAAGAGACTTAAGGTCTCCAAGGAACTCCTCTACTCGACCACGACCGTAGTCTTCTCCGTCAACAGTATTGAATCTGAGTACCAACCATGGACTAGCGTTCTTCGGTGCTGTGCTACGGCTATTAGGAAGGATCTTATCGAATGCTTCCTGATGCCAGACCCAGCGCCCAGAGTCTTTTTCCAATCGAACGTAGGTGTACACCTCAACGTCGTCATCTTTAGATCCTTTCGCACCTTCATCGCCAACGCGATTAGGTTTAGGCTCAGGCAGATCTTTACCTAGGAGCTTACGATCAATGAGTTCTTTAGTTACGATCTCTAGTACGTTACCATCACCATCTCGTTCAACAACGAAACGGTTAAGTGGGAAGCACTTGAGTCCGTCCTTACCCATAAAGATAAGACCATTACCACCAACAATCAGGTGTTTGATTGCTTGGTGAA